TAATTGTATCTGCTGTTGATGACATTAGTAGTTAAAGGAGGGTAACATGGGTTACATTGGTAATCAAGCAAGTTCAAACTTTTCTTCTTTAGCTAAACAAGTTATTACAGGTAACGGTGGTGCTAGTTATACACTTACTACACCAGTAGCTAATGCTAATGAACTAGAAGTATTTGTAAACAATGTCAGACAAGAGCCAGCCGTAGCTTATACTGTGAGTGGCACAACACTGACAATGACAGGGACTGTAGAAAGCACAGATGACTTTTATGTTGTCTATCAAGGCAAGGCTGTTCAGACTACTGCTCCTCCTGATAGCAGCGTAGGCACAGCCAAAATTGTAGACAATGCTGTAACATCAGCCAAGCTAGATGCAACCCTTTCAGCTTTAGTTTTACCAGCGGCATACGGTGCTGGTTCTGGTGGAACAGAAGCTACATACACAGCCAACGGTAAGAATTATAAATCACACACTTTTCTAACTAATGGTACATTTACTGTAACAACTGCTGGCTTCTTTGATATTATGATGGTTGCTGGTGGCGGCGCTGGTGCGGGATGGCATGGCGGCGGGGGTGGTGCGGGTAACGTAGTTATTATTAACGATACTATTACTGCGGGAGCCTACCCTTTAGTGATTGGGTCTGGCGGTGTTGGTACAGGCGCACAAAGAGGAACAAATGGCGCAGATTCAACTGGATTTGGAGAAACTGCTTTCGGTGGAGGGGGCGGGGGCGCTTACAATATTGTAGCTGGTGGCTCTGGCGGTTCTGGAGGCGCAGGTAGCGCACTCACTAACGGGGCATTCACTCAAGGTGGCGCTGGTTGTTCTGGAAAGCTAGGTACAAGAGAAGGTTTCCGTTATGGAAATGCCGCTGGTAACGGATGGTATTATAATCACCAAGGAGCTGGTGGTGGTGGAGCTGGCGAAAAAGGTGAAGAAGGTTCGTCTACTTCTAAAGCTGGCAATGGCGGCGATGGTATCCCTAACGCATATCGCACAGGCAGTAATATCTATTACGGCGGCGGCGGCGGCGGTGGTAGCTGGAATGGTACTAGCTTGGCTAATGTTGGATTAGGTGGCGCGGGTGGTGGCGGAAACGGTAACTACGCTAACACATCTACTATGACTGCTGGTGTTGCAAACACAGGTGGCGGCGGAGGAGGTTTCGGCGGAAACAACAGCCAAGCTGGTGGCAATGGTGGTTCTGGAATAATCGTTATTAGGTATGAGGTGTAATCATGGCATTAAGTAAAATAACAAACGCCTCTGTTGCAGATACTGCTGTTCACGGGCGAAGAAACCTCATAATCAACGGTGCGATGCAGGTGGCACAGAGGGGTACTAGCACAACTGGTGTTACTGGACAAGGGTATCATGCTGTCGATAGGTTTGACCAAAACATTACTACTATGGGTGCATACACTATTAGTCAAAGCACTACTGCCCCTACTGATTTTACTACTTCGTTAAAAATGGATGTGACAACTGCGGATGCTAGTCCTGCTTCGGGTGATGTAGTTGCAATAAGAACTAAATTAGAAGGTTTAAATCTTCAACAGTTAAATTTCGGTTCATCTGATGCAAAGTCTATTACGTTAAGTTTTTACGTTAAATCTAATAAAACTGGAACTTATGTAGTTTCTTCGTATTTAGCTGATGCGGCTAAACAGTGGGGAAAAACATACACTATTGCTTCTGCAGATACTTGGGAAAGAAAAACAATAACGTGGCAGGGTTCTTCTAATTCCTCTGTAATAAATAACGATAGTGGGTCAGGTATAATTTTTACTTGGTATTTAGGCGCAGGTACGGGAAGAACATCAGGCTCCGCACAAACAGATTGGACAGCTTATGCCACAGCAGATGAGGCTGTAGGTCAAACTGTTAATATAGCAGACAGCACCGCCAATGAATTTCTCATCACAGGCGTCCAGCTTGAGGTAGGCGAACAGGCAACACCTTTCGAGCATCGGTCTTATGGCGATGAACTGTCGGCGTGTCAGAGGTATTACACAGAAATTCAAAAAGCATCAGGGCAGGTAATTTCCGGCACAACATCTGTATTTTGTGGAGTTTTTCCTACCGAAATGAGGACCACTCCATCAGCCTCTTTAAGTGGAGCATTGACAATATGGCAGTTAGGGATAGCTGGAAGTAAAGGGCAGTCTAGTTCTAATATTAGTGTAAACTCAAGCATAAATTCTGCTTCTGTTTTTAACGCAGAGTGTGCAAACTTTACAGGGATGACTTTAAACTATGCTACTGCTGTAGCTGGCGGCGACCAGCCTCTTAAATTTGACGCGGAGTTATAGATATGAACATTACATCAGCACAATACGTATCAGATATGAATGGTGATAATGGTTCTATCTACGCAACCATTGGAGGCACAGAGATGTCCGTCCCCCTTGACCCAGCCAACCGCCACTACGCAGAAATCTTGCGTCAGGTAGAAGCTGGCGAACTAACAATAGCCCCAGCAGAGGAGGACTAATAAATGCCATATGTAGGCAAACAACCCCTCGCAGGGGACTTTAAAAAACTAGGATCACTCACAGCATCTGCAACAGCTACTTATGCGCTTACTTATAACGGCGCAGCATTTAAGCCAGCTAACGCAGAGTCTTTGATTGTATCCCTTAACGGTGTAACACAAGCACCTAATGACGCTTATAGTGTCAGTGGTAGTAACATTGTGTTCGCCTCTAGCCTTTCTTCTTCAGATAGCATTGATTATATTCTTGCACTAGGAGAAGTAGGTAATCATACAGTACCAGCAAATAACTCTGTTACTACAGAAAAGCTTAGTAGCACTATCAGTCGTGGTGGTCTTGCTAATATTCGTGTTAACCCTAACAGCCTAACAGTGGCGACTACTATTGCTAGTGGTGAGAATGCTCTTGTAGCAGGACCATTTACTCTTGCAGAGACGTTGACTGTTAACGGCACATTTACGGTGGTGTAATATGAGTAAACTATATGTAGATAACATTGCTAGTAAAACTGGTGGAGCAGATGCTTTAACAATTGATAGCAGTGGTAACTTAAATGTTACTAATACGTTACTTACACCAGCTAGGCCAGCATTCCGTGCTTATTCCAGTGGCTCTTGGACAATAGCAACTAGCACCCAGACTATCTTTCCAGCTAACGTTGCTGTATTTAATGTTGGTAGTGGGTATAACACAGGCACATATAAGTTCACTGCACCTGTTGATGGTGTTTATTACTTTGCTGGTCAGTTTTTTGCTTCGGTTGGGTCAAACAGAGCCGTTGCCTCACTCTATAAAAACGATATTCAAAACCAAGATAATATGGGTTCACAAAGTTTACACTTAGGTAGCACCGCAAATGGTGGCATTTCGTATGCAACTCACGGATTAATGCAACTAGATGCAGGAGACACCGCATCTTTTTATACTTATCAAGAAACTGGTTCAACTGTAACAGCAAACCAAAGTTCTAATTTGAGTTTTTGGTATGGATACTTGTTAGGATAGGAGGAAGACATGGCTTCAATAATCGGAGTGGAAACCCTCCAACATACTAACGGTACTACGGCGGCTACTATTGATAGCAGTGGTTCAATAGCTATTGAGCAATATGCAAAAGTAGAATCACCTGTTGCTTTTAATGCTTATTTAACGGGTAACATAACTGGTTTTGATACAACTAATTTTGCGCTATCTGTAGCTTTTAACGCTACAACTTATAATCTTAATAATAATTTTCAAACCTCTGGCTCAGATATTGGTTTGTTTGTAGCACCTCACAATGGAATTTATAGCTTTGACGGTTGGATATATTCGGCTGTAAGCACATTTTCACAAGTTTGGCTTACTTTAAATGGTAGTAGAATGAATTATACTGATTTAGCAAAAGGCATTAACAGAGCCTTTGTAGGTGGTACCTGGAATGTAAAGCTGTCTGCTGGTGATAAAGTTGGATTACATCCTTACAATACTGGTACATCCGAGCAAATTAATTCGTCTGGTAGTCACACTTATTTTCGTGGCCATCTAGTCTATAAGGTATAGGAGATACAAATGACAAGTATATTAAAAGTAGACTCCATCCAAACATCGGCTGGTAAACCAATACTTAACTCCACTGGCGCTGTGTTGCAAGTTGTTACGGCTGTTCAGTCATCTGGTGTTAATAATGCAACTACCACTTGGACTGACACAAGCCTGTCGGCTTCAATTACGCCTTCCCAAGCTAGTAGTAAAATACTTGTTTTGGTTACCCAGCCTACAAGAGTATTAAGAACAATATCTGATAATTGGTTAGGTGGTATTAAGCTACTTAGAGACAGCACGGTAATTGGAAATGGTGATAACTATACTCTAGGTCAAAGTCATTCTGGACAAAGTCCTACGAGTGGTGGCACTTATTGGTGGTTTACCTCACACGAATTAGACAGTCCAGCTACTACAAGCAGTGTTACATATAAGACACAAAGTCGGGCAGATGGTTCTGGCAGTGTAGCTACATATGCTGGTGGACGTATGACTCTTATAGAGATAGCGGGGTAACAAAATGACAGATAAAGAAACTGCAATCCGTGCATTAGCCCCTACCGCACAGTGGATATTACGCGGTGATGAACTTGAGTGGCACAGTGAAGATATAGCACAGCCATCTGATGAAGCTATTAATACAAAAATAGCTGAACTTGTAGCGGCAGAGCCTATGCGTTTGCTACGCGTACAGCGTGACAGTTTGCTTGCGGCTACAGACTGGTGGGCATTATCAGACTTGACTATGACATCAGCGCAGACAGTGTATCGTCAGGCATTGCGAGATATTACAACTAGTGCCACATCACTTAATGATGTAGTTTGGCCTACAAAACCATAGGAGACAGATATGGCACTTACAAAACTAAACAATCAGTCTCTTACCGCAGTCACATCTGCTGGTCTTCCTGCTGGCTCTGTTTTACAGGTAGTTAGCGCAATAAATTCATCTGGAAATCAAATTGAAATAGCAACAACAACAGAAACAGATATTATTACATTAAATATAACCCCAAAATCTGCTTCTAGTAAAATTTTAGTGACTTTTTCTGGTGGTGAATGGGGTTATTATGATGGTGCTGTTTATCAATCGTTTATAAATATGTATAGAGATTCAACTGCTATTATGAAAGTAAGACACTCTAATCGTGCTAGTGAAGGAAATGAGTTGTCTGGTGGAGCATCTCTAGTTTATATGGACAGCCCTTCAACTACTTCACAAATAACTTACCGCATTAAAGCAAACACAAACACAGGCAATTCTGTTTTGATTACTCGCAGTGATGATAGTTCAAGGATTACGCTAACTGCGATGGAAATCGCTGGGTAATGAAGATGTCTTTAGAACCGGAACTCAAAGTTCAAATGGAACTAAACGCACATGAAAAAGAATGTGCTGTCCGTTATGAAATGGTAAACAATAAATTAGAATCACTAGACAAAAGAATGTGGCGGCTGGAGGCAATGCTTATGCTATCAACAGCATCAGTAATAACTGTAGCCGTTATGCTAATAACTAAACTATGACACATGTGTTTCTCCTACTAGTATATCTGGGGACAGGGGAAACAAGAAAACTCACTAGCGGAGATATGTACTTTCAGGATATAAATGAATGTCTATATTTCGCTAGTAGAGTTTCTAAACAATACGGTAACTATAAACATAACGATTACGTTAATGCAAAGGATCGAGTGACAGCCTATTGTATTCCAAAATACATTAATATAGAAAATGTGAGGGTATACTAAAATGATCGACCCAGTGTCAGCTTTCGCCGCCTTATCTGCAGGGCATTCCGCAATTAAAAAAGGTATAGAGATGGGTCGCGACCTTTCTTCTATGAGTAATGCCGTATCTCGATATGCCCAAGGAGAAGCAGAGCTTCAATTTGGTGCAGCAAGAAAGAAAAAATCTAAGTTTTCTTTAGCAGAAGATTCAGCTATTGAAAAGCATTTTCGTAAAGAAAAACTAGAAGATATGCGTAATGAGCTACGTTCTATTTTTCAGCTTTACGGTAAGCCCGGACAATGGGAAAGGCTTCAAGCTGAGATAGCGAATGAACGAGCTGAAATAAAAAAGGCCCTTGAAGCAGAAGCTAAAAGAAAAGAACAAATTATGGCTATTATTATAGTTATTACATCACTTGTAATAGCTGTAGTTGGAGGCTATTATTACATTACTTGGCTTAAAGGGTTAACTTAAAGGAGGACAAAATGTTTGAGGCATGGATATTCGTTTGTTTTATTGGAGTATCACCTAAAGAGTGTTTCCCAGCACAAGATACTAGAGGACCCTATAAAGAGCATCAACAGTGTTATGAAAGAACAGTTGAAATGGCGGCATCACTACTTAAAGATATGCCAATGTATGTACCTGTTAATTGGAAATGCACTGAAGCAAAAGGAGAACTAATATGATTCAAGCATTGATAGGTCCAGTAACAAGCCTACTAGATAAGTTTATTCCTGATGCTGATGAGAAAGCTAAGATAGCACATGAGCTTGCTACTATGGGTGAAAAACATGCTCAACAACTAGCACTTGCTCAGATAGAAGTAAATAAAGCTGAAGCGGCTAGCGGCAGTATATTTAAAGGTGGTTGGAGACCTTTTATAGGTTGGGTATGCGGTGTAGCTTTTGCATATCACTTTGTTTTACAACCAATTATTTTGTTTGCAGTTACAGCTTATGGACTAGAAATACCAGCACTCCCAGAGTTTGACATGACAAGTCTTATGACTGTACTTGGAGGTATGCTAGGGATTGGTGGTTTGCGTACTTATGAAAAGCAAAAGGGGTTAACTAAATGAGCAAAGTAGTTCCAACCAAAAAGAAAAGCACAGTTAATAGCGCAGGTAATTATACAAAGCCAGGATTGCGTAAAAGTATTTATAATCGAATTCTTGCAGGTAGCAAAGGCGGTAAGCCCGGACAGGTAAGCGCCCGTAAAATGCAAATGGTAGCTAAAGAATACAAGGCTAAAGGTGGCGGTTATACGTCATGAAGAAGCAACAGAAGTCTTTAAAGAAGTGGACAGATCAAAAGTGGCGAACTAAAAGCGGTAACCCATCTATGCAAGGTCCACTTGCTACAGGTGAGCGTTACATGCCAGCAAAAGCAGTTAAGTCTCTTACACCAGCAGAACACGCTGCTACTACTAAGAAAAAACGAGAAGGTACTGCTCAAGGTAAACAATTTGTTGCTAATACTAAAGCGGCTAAAAAGAAAATAAAGAAGGCAAGAGCATGAATATAAATAAACTTAGAGAGGAATTAAAAGTAGATGAAGGAGTTAAGTACGAGATTTATCTCGACCACCTTGGTCTGCCTACTTTTGGTATTGGCCATCTTATTTTGGAGTCTGATCCAGAGCATGGAAAACCGAATGGAACACCTGTCTCAGAAGATAGAGTCAACGAATGTTTTGCTAGCGACACCGACATTATGCTCAAAGAATGTAACGTACTCTTCCCCGATTTTGAAACATTGCCCGAAGAAGTCCAATTGATTATTGCTAATATGATGTTTAATATGGGAAGGCCAAGGCTTAGTAAGTTTAAAAACTTTATTAAAAACATTAACTTAGCTAATTGGCAAGGCGCTGCTGATGAAATGATTGATAGCCGTTGGTATAAGCAAGTAACCTCAAGAGCAGATCGGTTAGTTAACCGTATGCGTAGTATATAAAACGCCCTATAAGGGGAAAATCGTCATTATATATTATAGAGGTTAACAATGAGAAACACAGAGTACAAAGGCCCATCAATGCCTATTTCAGAAGAAATTGATAAAATGAAATACAGATTACAAGATGAGACATTTGATGGAAAGATTAAGCGTATATCAAAAGCACTCTGTGATGGAATTGAACATCAATATAAACTAGAAGATATTTTAGGAACAATGAGGTTCCTACCAGCAGGACGAGTACAAAATGCTATGGGTAGTCCTCGGATTACTACTGCTTATAATTGTTTTGTTAGTGGTATAATTGAAGACTCAATGGATAGCATTATGCTACGCGCTACACAGGCCGCAGAGACTATGCGCCGTGGTGGTGGTATTGGTTATGACTTTAGTCGTATTCGTCCTCGTGGTGATATGATTGTATCACTTGAGTCACAGTCAAGTGGTCCAGTATCTTTTATGGGTATCTATGACTCTATCTGCCAAACAATAGCTAGTAGTGGTCACCGCAGAGGCGCACAGATGGGCGTACTAAGGGTAGATCACCCAGACATCTATGACTTTATTCGTGCTAAGCGTAACAACGACAAGCTCACAGGCTTTAATATTTCTGTCGGTCTTACAGATCGTTTTATGGAATGCTTAGAATCAGGTGAAGGTTTTGATTTAGTATTTGAAGGTAAAGTATACGATACAATTGATGCAAGTCATCTCTGGGATGAGATTATGGAGTCAACTTGGGATTGGGCAGAGCCAGGCGTTTTGTTTATTGATCGTATTGCAGAAATGAATAACCTTTGGTATTGCGAAAACATTGAAGCAACTAATCCTTGTGGTGAACAACCACTACCTCCTTTTGGTGCTTGTCTACTTGGTTCATTTAACTTAACTAAGTATGTAAAGATTGAAGAGTATTCACAAAATACCTTTGATTATTTACAAATGTCAGCTGATATTAAAGAAATAGTTCGCGCTATGGATAATGTTGTTGATCGCACTATCTACCCACTTAAGGAACAAGAAGATGAAGCAAGAAATAAAAGACGCATGGGGCTTGGAGTTACAGGACTTGCTAACGCAGGAGAACTCCTTGGATATCCCTACGGCTCAAGTGCTTTCCTTGATTGGATGGGTGCCGTGTTCAAGACGCTCCGAGACGAGACCTACCGTACTTCAGCAGGATTGGCTAAAGAAAAAGGAGCATTTCCACTCTATACTGAACAATACCTAGAAAGTAAATTTATTAATACACTCAGTGAGGACGTTATTGAGTTGATTAAAGAAAACGGTATTCGTAATAGTCACTTAACATCTATTGCACCTACAGGCACTATTAGCTTGTGTGCAGACAATGTATCAGGTGGTATTGAACCAGTCTTTAGTCATTACTATGATCGAACTATTCAAACATTTGATGGACCAAAAGTTGAACGAGTAATGGATTATGCTTATTCTCACGGTGTTAAAGGTAAAGGTGCTAACGATATTAGCGTTAACGATCATCTTGAAGTTCTTCTTCTAGCACAAAAATACGTTGATTCTGCTTGTTCTAAAACTTGTAATGTAGGAGATGACGTTAGTTATGATGAGTTCAAACAAGTCTATGTTGATGCCTGGAAAGGCGGGGCGAAGGGATGCACTACGTTTAGACTTAGTGGCAAAAGATTCGGTATCCTCAACGAAACCTTGGAAGAAGAAAAGACGCTACCTAGCGAAACTCAGGAAGTGGTTAAAGAAACGGGAACGGCTGAAGCTTGCTTCATCGACCCGCGAACTGGCCAAAAAGAGTGTTCGTAATAATTATATAACGGAGGGGTAAAATGGCAGAAGAAGTAATTTCTGTTACCGACATTGCTTCGGCAGGGGTTTTTATTGACACCCCTCCCATTGCGTTAAGTGCTAACGTATTTACAGATGTTAGGAATGTTAGGTTTAAAGATGGTGCAGTACGAAAAATTACTGGAGAGCTATTACTTAATAATATTACAAGCGATATTACTACATCAGGTGAAACGTTTGGACAAACAAGATATTTTGCTGTATGGGAAAATCCTAACTTAGCACCACAGGGTTGTTATTATATTTGGGTAGTAGACTACGTACGTAACAATATTATTGTTGGACAAAAAGTTTATATACAAGATCATACTGGAGTTAAGCGAGACATTACACCAGCTAGTATGGCTGATGGATTTGCGTTTACAACTTATGGTTGGCAACATACTCTGTTTAGTGGTGGTTTTACTTTTATTATTAATAATGGAATTGATAAGCCACATTACATTCTTGATACAGCAGGTAATGCAGATATAAATAATCTTGTTCTTGCAGAACTTCCCGGTTGGGATAGCTATAACGTAGAACAAACTGTTCACAACGATATTTATTCTGCTGGAGCAAGCACTGTATTTGATCTTGGTCAAATAGTTGATTTTTCAGTTAATCAAATTCTTGTTACAGGAACAAATACTAAAACAGTAAAAGTAGGTAATCCTGCAGGTACAGGTACACCTAACAGTATTAACTTTGTTCCTGGAGCATTACCTTCACCTATACCTATAGTTACAGGTAATCAATATGAGATTTATACAGATACAGCTACTAACACAACAGTAATTGTTGTAGGTGGGCTTACTGTTGGTGATACATTAACAGTAACAATTGAGTCTAGAAATCCTGTTTCTTGTAGGGCTGGTATTGTACAATCTTTTGGTGACTTGTTAGTTGCAGGTGATCTTACTGAAGTTGATTCAACTAATCCTGCTAAGATTATTCGTAGACTTTCAGGTGTAGTGCGTACATCAGATGTTGCAGTTCCGGGATCAGTTCCAAATAACTGGAATCCTTTTGCATCTGGCGTTAGTACAGCAGATGAATTTACTCTGTCTGAAACAAACGTTATTCAAGAAATGAAATCATTGCAAGGTAATATGTACATCTACAGTACAGACAGTATTCACGTTATGCGTCTTACTGGCAATACTGCAGCACCTGTTTCTTTTGCTCCTAATACAGATGAATATGGTTGTCTTACTACAGGAGCCGTTGTTGAATATGATGGTAAACACTTTGTAGTTGGCGCTAACGACATTTATACGTTTGCTGGAAACCCAGGAAATATTCAATCTCTTTCTGATAACAGGGTAACAGAATACTTTTATAGTAATCTTAATCCTATTCATGAACGTCAGTTATTTGTGTTACAAAATCATCAGGAAACAGAAATTTGGGTTTGTTATCCTACACTAAACTCTACTGGGGGCGAATGTGATGAAGCTCTTATTTGGAATTATAGAGATAATACTTGGACTATTAGAGACCTTGATGCAGTTGCAGCTGGCGATGTGGGTCCAATTAAGGGTGGTGGGATACCAACTGCTACTATTGCCGCAACAGGTGATAGCGGTAATGCAGGGTATACTAATCGTGGTAAACGAGAAACTCAAGCAGTTACTATTAATGGTAAAACGCCTAAGAAAACAATAGGAACTAAAGCTGTTAAAACAGTAGCAGTGAGTGCATTTAGCGACTTTACTACAGATGTACTTGAAGTTGTAGACCTTACAGTTACAGGTGATACAGGGCCAAACACTGTTAATGCAGTAAGCACACTAACTTATCCTTCATCAACTACATTTATTTATGATCGTAATAAAACTACACATCTTGACGGTGGTGCTAGTGCGATTATTAATGGTGATGCTAGTATTGGTAATGTTAGTTTTCCTGCTAGTGCTATTCTTGGTACTGACTATGCAGATGGTGCTACAATTACTATGACACAATTTGTAGCTGCAATACGTGATTATATTAATAGTAACAATGCTTTAGCAGACTTTACAGCTACTGCATCTTCTAATGTTCTTACTCTTACGTCTGACGTTCCTGGTCCTCGTGCATTTAGTACTTCTACTTTTGCAGTATCAGGAAGTGGAACAACAACTAATATAACACCTAGTTCTATAGTGACAGGTATAGGCGTATATGGAATTACAGCAGCACTTAGCCCAGCTATCTCAATGACAATAACGGCACCAGCCGTAAGCGGAGTGCAAAGTGCAATCAACGAAACAATTGCTCTTACAAAAAATATCACAAGCCAAACAGCGATTAGAGATGATATTGTGTCTAAACTATCTGCTCTTAGCGTCTTTAATGGTAGTTCTTCTGCTATTTATAGTGTTACAGCTAACGGAAACAATGTAAGGTTTACTTCTATTAATGGTGGTAATCATAGTGCTTTAACAATTGTTTTTGCAACTGATTATCAAGGTACAGGCTATGCAGAAACAACCTTTGGTGGAAACCTTACTTCTTCAGTAAGTGTAGTCACTACAGGTGTTGATAATAGCATTCCACAACCAGTTCTTACAGTAACGTTTCCAGACTCTACAACAAGCTCTACAGTGCTTAGCGGTACACAAACAAGAGCTACGGTTAATACAGCGGTAAGCACTCTTATTAATGCTAACAGTGGATTTACTACAGTTACAGGCACTAATATTGTTACAGCTACAGCAACTACAGTTGGTATTCTAGCTAATAACTTTAGTGTAGCTATTACTAGCGCAGGTGCTTTACCTCCAGGCTTTAGCAGTAGTAACTTTACTTATGCTCAAACAAGAGCAGGACGTGCGGCTCATAGTATAACAGATCGTATTACTATTACGCCGCCTGAAGGAAACCCTGTAACAGTAAACTTTGATAGCACAGCAGCATTTGATCCTGACTCTGGAAGTTCACCTACTAATGTAGAAGAAATTACAGCAACAGAGATTGCTACAGCTATTGAAGCAGCTTGGACTGATACTACTTATTTTACAGTAACACGTACAAATGAAGTACTCACTTTTACTAGTGCTGATCGTAAAAATGTAACAGGCTCTTTTGCTTATACTGTAACTCCAGGAGATGTTCGTACAGGTACGTTAGTGTCTCCATTGATTACTAACTCAACAAGCGGAAATATTTCGGTTGTAGAGGGTGTTACTGCTACTTATGCTAAAATGACTCGTGTTACAATTACTATTAACACAACTAGCGGTAGTAGTGTAATATTCGATAGGCATTATGGTGAAGGTCCGGGTCGTTTGTTAGACCCTAACTTTACACCAGCAGCTAACGATAGTACATACGGTGACTCAGGTGTTTCAAGCGATTCTGCTTATCTTGCATTATACTATAACCCTGATGCAACACAAGATGCTACAGAGTTAGCTAAACCTAACGGCACTGTAGCTACACTACAAAGCGCTTTGTTAGCGGCTCTTGCTGAAATTAGTACTAATAACGCATTGATTGTAACACCAGACAGTACATCTGCACCTACAACTATTGATATTAGCCCTAGTCAGTTTAGTTCTGGTGCTAACTATGTAACTGCATTTAGCCCAGCTACACAAGTAGTAGCGGCTAGTGTTGCTCCTACAACTACAGCACTGGTAGCCGTAGCAGAAGGTAACACAGTAGCCACAACTAATCCTACTCAAGACACTACAGGAACTACTATTAGTACTACGTTTGATATTGTTAGATCTTGGTCTAGTAGCCAAACTAACCCTAATAAACTATTTCCTATTTTTGTAGAAAGTGGTTATGTGAGTGGTACATTGTTTAATCGTATCAGAGCCGCCGATCTTGGCTATGAGTTCGGTAGTACTCCTTATATCTCTTATGTAGAAAGACAACAGTTATCTATCACACCTAACTTTGATACTGAAACACTTAACAGTATTGCACTATGGGCAGATGGTGGAACTATTATTTCAGTTGGAGGTGAGCCACAAAGGGCTACCCTTCAGGTTAGAGCAAGAGCTACTAACTATCCAGGAGAAAAAGCGTTTCTCACTACAGTAGAAGATAATACTCAAACTAATGCTAAGTCAAATAAGCTAGTAGTAAATGGATTTGTGGTTGCAGATGCATACAAAACAGATATGCGTATTACAGGTCGTTTCCTTAACTATCGTATTGATGATGCAGCTGCAGACACAAGCAGTAGTTATACAGGTAGTAACACTAGAGCATGGAACATATCAGGCTTTCAGTTAGGTGTAATGAAAGGAGGCGTTAAGTAATGGCAATTCAAAATCCGCCAATTACAGATCAACCAACCTTAGATTTTACTCTACTTGAAATGGTTAAGCTTATTAATGCACTTGAGCAACAGAATATTCAGTTGATTAAAGACATTAAAGAAGCTACTAACTTCGCTGACTTACAAGCAAAGGTAAACAGAAAATGATAAAAAAGATTGGGGACAATGACGTATTCGAAGCTATAAAGCTTATGGATAAGTCAACCAAAGATAATGACTACTTTGGGTATAATCGTAATGAATCTATTTGGATTCAATACTTTACATCTCTTGTAGAGAAGCAAAATGAAGGAAGCCCTCACGTATTAGTTATAGGTGATTATACGGACAACGGTACACTACGAGGGTTTCTTTCAGCTTCAACTTTTAGTAATTATTATAATAAAGAATGGGTTATGGATGTTAAAGATTGCATAGTGGATCATGACCACAATAATGCTTTTGTTGTCTATAGGTTATTTGACGCCATGATTGAACACGTTAGAGCTAACGGTGGTCGTCATTGGCGAGCCGACTCAATTAGGGGTGAGCAAGAAGCCCTTGATTACGGTCGTTTCTTGCAACACAGATATAATGCGGCACTGCACGTTTCAGTGAGAGGCGTATTACAGGAGAAATAAATGATCGAAGATTCAAATCCTAATCTAGGGATTTACGATATGCGTATAGAGTTGCCTGAAGACGCTCCTCAATTTTTACACAAGTCGTTAAATATAAATATATGTAATAAGGGTGGAGGAGGCACTACTCAAACTTCAGGTATTGACCCTGAGTTTAAATACGATATCCAAAAAGGGCTTGGTATTGCTAGGCAACGGCTTGAAGAGCAACAAGCAGATCCTTCTACTATTGTAGCTAGTCTTGATCCTCGTCAGCGAGCAGCATTAGGTGCGCAAACAGCTATGGCACAAGACATGATGGCTGGTCGTGGGCTATACAATACTCGCGCTGCAGAAGAAAGGTCGCTACAAGATCTTGCAGGGCAAGAGCTTATGGGTGCAAGCGCAAGTAAATCGTTAGGCTCAGCGCGTAGTCAAGCAGCTATGCAAGGCGCACTAGCTAAACGTGCAGGTGACTACCAACAACAGCGTCAACAGTTAGCTGGCATGGGCGTAGAGCAACTTGGACAAGCTGGTACTACATTACAAAAGCAACAGCAAAAAGAGTTAGAGGCTCGTGACTTTTCACTTGATCGTTTCTTTAATCGTTTAACAGGCGTAGCAGGTAAGACTACTACAACTTCAGGTGGAGGTAAGTAATGGCTATTGGGATTGCACTCGATGACGAAGAAATGCAAAAACGTATGCAACAAGTTGCACCGTTAGCACAAATACAAGCGCCTCCTGGAGTTGCTCCAGCTAAAGGAGCTGGACAACAGCTAGGCGAAATGGCTATGCCAATGGTTATGAGTAAAGGTTTAGATGCTGCTTTTACTGCTGGTGCAGGTAAAGGTGTTGCAGGCGGCGCAATGGCAGGTGCTGGAGCAGCAATGCCTTATATTGGCGCTGGTTTACTTGCAGGTAAAGCACTAGGCTTCTTTAATAACGGTGGACATGTTGGTCCATTGTATGCTGCTGAAGGCAGTATGCCAATTCCTGTTTCAAAAAGAAATGCTATAGCACAAGCTATAGAAGAAGATAGGCTTAAAGCTGCTGAAAGAGTTAGAGCAGCTCAACAACAAGCTGATTATAATAAGCTTTTAAGAGAGCAAGAGATAATAGATCGAAAAGTAGCTCTTGATAGACAAAGAGCAGATCAAGCATGGTCTCTACAGGGTATGAAGTTAGATTCAGCCCTTGCAGATATTAATTATCAGTATAACGGCGGCATGGCTGGCCCATTGTCTAAAGTAGAATACAAGTCAGCTGGCGGTGAAGTCTATAAACTATCTTATGGTGGTCCAATAAGCAAAGGAGTGTAGTATGGCAACAATTCCATATCAACCAACGTATACTACGACTCCGAAATATGGTCTTAGGTATGGTCCATCTCAATTTGCTCCTACGACAGGTACAGCAGGGCAAGGCAGTGCTAGCCAACAAGTGCCCCCAGCTACACTAGGAACACAACAAGGCGGCTATACTATGGCTGATCCTTTTTCTGGCAATCAACAGTTTGCTCAACAAGAGGCTACTTATGCACAAGCACAACCTTCGGGTGTAAACAATGAAGCTTATTATGGACAACCTATTCAAGGGATAGCTACACAGCCTACAGTAGGTTTTCGTAGGATAACTCAACCACCACCACCTAGTTATACACCAGCTCCTACTCCTCCTATGACAACAGAACCGCCTGTACAACCTACTTCTTATGGCATAGTAGATCCTTTTAGTGATAACGATGGTTTTAATCAAGCACAAGCAGACTATAGAAATGTTGCTAGTGGTCTTGGTTATACTAGAGGTACTCAAAATCCTGTAGGTGTTTTAGGTATGATCCCAGGCGTAGGTTTTGCAATGAATGCTTTTGGTTATAATCCAAATGAAGGTTATACTTATGGTCAACAAGGCACATATGACGCACAAGGAAATGTATTTGGCACTGAAGGGAGAGCCTTTAATCCAATAACAGGCGCACCTGTAGCTTCTTATGGAACTACAGCAGACGCAATGAATACCGTATTTGGTGGATATGATAAACTTCGTGCGGCAGGAGAAAATATCCCTAGCTCTGCACTAGGAAGCTATGATAACTCTATTTATAATATTTCTAGGTATGATCGTATGCAAGGAATAACACCTGCAAGCAAACAAGGCATTGATACTACGTTAGGCTTAGCTAGAACAAATACAATGAATATTCATCCGGATGCAATGCGTACAGATATTACTCCTGAAATGTTAGGCTTTACTGATGCAAGACCAATGCCATCTACTCCAACAGGAGTTATTGGCACAAACACTGGTGATATTTATTCAACAGGAAGTAGCTATCAGACAGGCATTATTAACGAATCTGGTCAGGTAGAAACTCCAACTGGAACTATAGTTTCAGTAACAGACGCTTATGGTGAAAGCCATAGTCTGCTTAACAAAGACCCTGAAGTAAATAAACAAACACTTGCTGATGTTAAAAACACTTTTGCTAATACTAAAGACTACAGTGATAATGAAAGCGATGGTTTATCTGGCACTAATGTAAGTACAGATAGCGGTGGTAATTGGAACGCAGGTTCAGATGTTACAGCAACAAGTACTACTACAGGCCAATCAGTAACTTCAGCATATAATCAAATACCTGATGAGTTACAAAATCAATCAACAGATGGTAATGAATCATCCGGAGGCAAATAATGAAACTTAAAAGTCTTACAAATAAAGACCGATATGGTAATATGTTCTCCGTTGAGTTCTTTGAGCCGCAAACATCGGTTCCTATGATGATGCTTATTCCTGAAATGGAGGAAGGCTATAACGGTGCTACTGTAGAAGGACACCCCGGAGATCCTAAAGGTACTGATACAGTTCCTGCATGGTTAACCCCCGGAGAAAACGTAGTTAATGCAGAAGCCTCTCGTATTCCGGGAAATCAAGAGATGATTGATCAGATGAACGCAGAAGGTCGTGCTATTCAACAGGCACAAGGTGGACCTATTCCTACCTATGAAGCTGATGGTGGTATGATCCCTCCTATGTATGCTCAAGAAGGTAAAAAAGTTCCTTTATGGCTTACTGATAATGTGCTAGATAGCCTTATGATGACTGAATCTTCAGGTAATCCTAATGCTACCTCTGAAGCAGGAGCGCAAGGTCTATACCAAATTATGCCTAGTACAGCGGCACAACCGGGAATGGGAGTTACTCCGCTAGCGCCAGAAGATATTAGAGACCCTGATAAGTCAAGAGCGTTTGCTAGAGATTATTTAATAGCTATTGCAAATACAAACCCTGACTTTACTAGAGATGAGGTGCTTACTGCATATCACTCAGGCGCGGGGAATGTCCGTAAGGCTAAAGAAGGTGTAGAACCTCTTGGTCCTCGTGGCGAAGCTTATGCTGGTAAAGTAATGTCAGGTGTAAAGGAACCTTCTATTTTTGATAAGGTTGCTTTATTAGTTGGAGATGCGGTAAGTGCTGCTAATCCTATTAGTACTGCACAAGCGCAAACAAATGTTCCACCAATGAACTCTGAAGTTCCTCCTGAACTTAATGCGGTTGATGGTAATGCAGAGTTTAACCGTAAAGTAGCAGAAGGAAATGCTGAAGCAGTAAGTAACTCTTTTAAAGAAATGGAAACTAAGCGTCTTGCAAACATTGAAGCTGGGCGTCCTGAATTCCAAGGTATTAATGAAAAAACATATATTGGACTTAAAGATGCTGTAGAGTTTCAAAAACAAAATGTTATTGAAGAAACCGAGAAATCACTTATAACTAACAAGGTAGATCCCGGTCTTGCACAAGCAGCTCTTGATGCTAAAAAAGTAGAAGCGGAAGGACTTGGAGTACCTACTCCTGAAGAAATTGCTGTTTCAAAAACACCAGAGTATCAGGCACATGTAGAACGCTCAAAGGCGGCTGGCGTAAAGCCTAAGTCACCTGCAGAGTTTGGTGAAGCTTTTACAGTAGATGAAAGCGGAAGCTCACCTGCTTCAAGAGAGTTTCCTTTTAGTGATACTGAAGATACAGAAAGCGCTGTAGGAGAAGCAGTTACTGAAGCTCAAAAGAAAAAAGATGATGCGGCTAAAAAGATAGTAGAAGAAAACTCAGACAAAATGACTCCTGAAGGGGAAAAGAGTATTCAAGACCTACTAGATAGTTTAAAGGATAAACCGCCTGAAGAACAAAGTAAGTTTCAGGCGTTTGCTGACTCAGCACTTGCAGCATTTAAAGATGCTTTTGCAGACTTGTTTAGCCCTAAAGAGTTAGCTCGTATGGCTATTGTTTATACAGGCAGTCGTCTTATGGGCTACAGTCATGAAGGCTCGTTTGCTTATGGTGCTAAAAGCTATCTTAACCGTGTTGACGCTGATATTGCTGCTCGTGAAAAGTTTGTTA